GTTTTTATCTCCGGTAGTGTAAACAAGTTCAATAGCTTTGTTATAAGCAAGTGCCATTGTCCCTGTGTTCATGTCTTTAACTTCAACATCATTATTATAAAGTATCTCTTGCAGTGCCTTAGAATATTGCTCATTTTCTTTTTCAACATAAAGCACATTGTTAAAGAGATAACCGCCCATTGAGTCAATGATTGTTGAATAGTACCCTGAAGCAATCTTATTATTAGGAGTCTTGCCCCGGTTCTCTTTGTCTTTGAAGCGTCTGACTATATCGGTATTGTCACCTTTATAGTAGTCTGAGTACATCTTTAACCGCTGCAGCTCTTGGCCTGATAGATAAGTCTTTATAAATTCAACCAGAGATTTATTGTCTATCTTTTCAGTGCTTGACCATGTTAATCTATTATTCATTTTATACCTACCATTTGACAATCGATGCTTCCCGTCCTACGTTCTCAATCGCATATCTTAAAGCATCCATATAATGATTGTTCTTGTCCTCTGGAATAGCAGTTGCCTTTCCTGTTAATTTATCAATCTTGTAACTGTAAAGCCTAAATTCTTCTATAACATTTTTACATCTTGGATGTATTATAATCTTTTCGAATGCTCTTAATTTCTGAATACCATCTTCAACTGATCCTTTCCCTTTCCGGGTAGATGATATATTCCAACCTCTTTTTCTTAAATACGATATTGTTTCAGGTCTTGCAGAATCTGCAATTATTAAATGTTTGCTTGATTCTGGTATAATTTGAATCATATCGGGTATTTTGTCAATCTCTATTCCTACACCACCGGATTCATAGTCAATATATAATGATTTATCTTTAATAAAGCATCTGACAAATGCATTCGGATCTTGACTAAATCCAAAGTCGAGGCCTTGATAAAAATGTATATTTTCGGGAGATTCAAAAGCGTCTATAATCCATTTGCCATAATATATCTGTGCTTCAGAGTGCTGAACAGGATGACCTTCCCACACGTGATTATATTTATCAATGTCGGTCTTGCGTGTCCATTCCATCTCCTGTCTTAATACTTCAGGGAAAAAAGGATTATCATAATAATTGACGTTTATTCTTAATACATCTTCCCGGTCAGTAAGTGTATAATCTGTGTGAACCGGATCATCTTGATTTGTAGGGTTATATGTAAATATTATCTGTGAGTTTTCTTTTCTGATTGTAGGTATAAGTAAATCAAGGCTTTTCCGGGATATAGATTGCGCCTCTTCACAATTATGAACCAATATCCCGTTTGCAAAATAATTATTATTTACTTCAACTTCGAGATTGTAGACATAATCTCCTCCATCACTGAGTCCAAGTTGTTTAATATCTCTTTGTTTCTGTATCTCAATAGAGTCCACCCGATACTCTTTAAGAACGTTTCTTTTTTCTGGTCTTCTATTCGTGAAGATAATCCTGAATGCCCGCTGCCATCGCATTCTATTGCTAATTTGTAATATATATTTGCTAAGTCTATTTTGTAATGTGTTGGATTCCCGTTTACCTTTCTGCCTTCGCCAATAGTTACAACTAACTCTCTCCACCATCCACGACCAAGTTTTTTGAACAATAGCTGTTGTGCTTTTGTATAGCCCCTTCCATTTCCGCCTAATACTGAAGGCTTGTGTCCCATCTCTTTTAATGCTTTTATCATTTTTGATTTTGTCTCTGGATTGTCCATAGGATTTTTCAACTTCATTCTTTCCGAATTCAGTTTGTTTGCGCAATCCTTGCAAAAAGTCCCGCCTTTTTTCGTGAATGCCCTTCTTCTGCCTATTGTATTGATGTATATATCTTCGCCACATCCGCCCAAACATTTTGCTTTTTCTGGAATATTTAAAAGTTTCTGCATAAATTATGTCTCCTTGTTTTATGTCGCTTATAGGTGTATATCCTTTTCCCTTAACATAAACCGGATGTTCACCTGTTGCAACTATACAATTCGACCCATCATATGTCAATAACTTATACAATGTCTCTGGAGATAATCTTTTTTTTATTTCTATTATTTTTCTGAATTCTATTTTATTGGTATTATGATTGTATGATTTTATCAGCTGATTTTTCTTGAGATTCTCTATCGGTATTCCGTCTATTAAAGTCCCTGCAATAAAACACCAACAAATGTCAATTCCCTCTGTTGACTTAATCGCTCCCTGATCCCGGTAAAGACCTTTAAATATAAACTCTGTGCCGTTTCGCTTTCCTAAAATAGAATCTTCTTTAATCCGGTAATATGATTCAAACACATCGGATTCTCTTATTTTATCAGCTAATAATTTATAAACAGAGTCCTTTATCGATGTTTGTATTTCTCTGGTGCATAAAATCCTTTTTGTTGATTCAATACCTTTTATTAGCAAATGAGTAGCCACGCTGTGAGATTTTCCGCTCCCCCTGCCTCCATATAAACTGACAAACCGTTTATCATTGGAGAACAAAGGGAGTAATTTATTCGGGATCTGAACGTTCAGGATCGACTCCTTGAATATTTATTGTTATTGGCAAGTTAGTGTCTATATTGATATTGTTGCCCTCTGTGGCTTCCCTGATCTCTTTCATAAGGCTTACTGCAGCAGAATCGCCCCTTGATAACACTTTACTCATAACGGATGAAAGCAGTTGATGCCCGGACATTGATTTCTTTATTCCATCTTTACTGACCACATCGTGTTCTTTTTCAAGAAACTCTGCATATATTTGCGACATCATTTTCTTTTCTCTGCGAACTTCTCCAGATTTTATACCGCCTTGCTTGCCTCTTGCTTTGGCTGTTTCGGTATCTCTTACAGGATCAAGATTATCTTTATTTGCCATCTGTCTTTTCCCATTCTATTTCTTGCCCGTTGAGAATTACTTTCCCTCCGGTAAAATTAACCCATCTTTGAACTATTACATCACAATATTTCTCATCAAGTTCCATTCCGTAGCATATACGGTTGGTTTGTTCACAGGCTATAAGAGTTGATCCTGAGCCGAGGAATATATCACAAATTAAGTTTTTTTCTTCTGAACATATCAATAAGCAATCTTTTATTATTTTTTGCGGTTTAACAGTAGGATGCCCTAATTTTTCCTTCTGATTTAATATCCAATATTTACCATAATTAACAAGATTTCCAAGCCCAGTTTTAAAACATGCTCCCTTATCTTTAATTTTTATTAAATACTCTGTATCTGGATAATATGTATTATTATTGGCAGGTATATAACTTGTCTTATGCCATGTTAAAATATCAAATAATCTTCCAGTTTCAATAGCATAATTAAGGTATTTTGGTACTAAATTTTTATTGCAGAACATGAAAACATTACAAATATCTTTTTTAATTGTTTCGATTATAGGAAACGTTTCTGTTGGATCAAAATTATATATTGACCTAATTGCATCAATTTTTTTATCTTTTGATTTCTGAAGGCTTATGTCTCTACTAAATCCTCCTCTCCCCATTTCGCCTAAATAGGGCGGATCAGTAAAAACCATATCTGCTTTATTTCCATCCATCAGCTTTTCAACATCATCTATCATAGTTGAATCGCCGCACATAACCCGATGCTGTCCAAGTGTATATATATCGCCCTTAAAGGTTCTGGCTATTTCGGGAACAGGAGGAGCTTCGTCTTCTTCTACTTCCGGTTGAGTTAAATCTTTAATGTCAAATCCGAAGTCTATTAGTTCATCACTGGAAAAATCAGCTTCAAGGATTTCAAAGTCCCATTCTGCAATTTCTCCGGTCTTGTTGTCTCTGATTCTGTATTCCTGTTTTTGCGATTCTGTCAGGTCTGAATATTGCACTACAAATGGGATTTCTTTCCACCCCATTTTAGTAATAGCCTTGTGTCTTGTATGCCCGGCTAATATTACAAAGTTCTCATCAATTATAATCGGTGTACGATATCCGGTTCTTTCTATTGATTTTATGACTTCTTTAACGGCTGCGTCATTTTTACGAGCGTTTCTTTCATAGGGTATTATTGCAGATGTTTTAATGTTTTCTATTATTGTTTTCATATTCCTATCATTTCTAAATTTCTAAGTCTGGCATTTCATAATCTATAAAAAAATCATCTTTAAAAAGTGTCTCTTCTTCTATACCTTCTAATATATATTCA